AGATGGGTCAGCTGCTTGCGGTTCATAATGAGAAGTTAGATAAACAAGATCGTATTGATGCAGTTCTATTTGAGAAGGTGGAATCACTTCACAAGGATTTGGATCGATCAACAGCAGAAATTAAGAAGGGATGTGAGAAAGATATAATGAAGGTGGAAGAACGCCTAAGAAGTATAGAGAAAAAGATGTGGTCAATCGCTGGTGGTATAGGTATTATATCAGTATTGGTCAGTCCTATGGGTCAGAGAGCTCTCAAGGGGTTGCAAACTCAACAGAATGCTGTTATACTAGAATCACAAAGAGTAGTTGATCTTGGATCTAGTAGACACGAAATACATAAGTTTAGTATCAGCTAGACTACAAAAGTTTTCAAAGAAGAGTAGAGGATTATACAATTTCAGATGCCCTTACTGTGGGGATTCTAGTAAGTATAAGAATAAAGCGAGGGGTTTTCTATATCCCATAAAGAATGATTATAATTTCAAGTGTCACAACTGTGGCGTTTCTAAAACACTTACTAATTTTCTTCGGGATCAAGACACTATACTACACAAGCAGTATATTACGGAGAGATACAAAAAAGGTACTGTGGGGCGGGGATCTAACACCCCTGTACCTAAATTTGATGTACCAAAACCTGTATTTATCAAAGACAAATTTACAATAGATTTAGAAAACATAGCCAGTCTAAATAAATCACATCCCGCTCGAATATATCTAGAACAAAGTAGGAAAATTTCTGGTAAAATACTAGAACATTTATACTATTGCAAGAACTTTAAGGAGTGGACTAATGCACAAAAGCAAACGTTTGATGATGTTACAAATGATGAGCCCAGAATCATCATTCCGCTTAGGTACAAAGGTACACTCATAGGATATCAAGGAAGATCTTTACTTCCTAAGTCCAAAATCAAATACATCACGATCATGTTGGAGGAGGATGCTCCGAAGATATATGGTCTCGACAATATCAAAACTGGGGAAACTGTTTACGTTACGGAAGGACCTTTTGACTCCACATTCATTTCTAATTCAATCGCAATGTGTGGAGCGGATGGTGATGTCAGCAAATGGGGAATCACTAACCCTGTTTGGATATATGACAACGAGCCAAGGAACAGACAAATAGTTGAAAGACTTGCCACCACTATTAATAGAGGTGACAGGGTGGTTATATTCCCTAAAAATATTCTTGAAAAGGACATAAATGACATGTATCTTAGTGGACAAAATGTGCAAAGGGTGGTAGAATCAAATATCTACCAAGGATTAGAAGCCAAATTAAAATTACAAGATTGGAAACGAGTATGAGCAATGGTATTAAGGTAGTCAAGAGGCAAGGACACATTGAGCCTCTCGACTTAGAGAAGATGCACAAGATGGTTGAATTAGCGTGTGAGGGTCTTGCAGGGGTCTCTGCAAGTCAAGTAGAGATACAATCAGGTATACAGTTCTATGACGGTATTACCACCGCAGAAATTCAAGGAATCCTAGTCAAATCAGCAAGTGATCTTATTTCACTAGACGTTCCAAACTATCAGTATGTGGCTGCAAGACTACTTCTCTTTGGTCTTAGGAAAAATCTTTATGGTAGAATACATGAAGTGCCTGTTTTAATCGATCAGATTCAAAGAGGGGTTGGTAAAGGAATATATGATGAGGATATACTCAAGAAGTATTCAGCGAAAGAAATTGAAACTCTAGATAATACTATAGACCACGAACGTGATTACTTATTTACCTACGCTGGACTCAGACAAGTAGTGGATAAGTACCTAGTACAGGATAGAAGCACAGGTGAGGTCTATGAGACACCTCAGTTTATGTACATGCTCATTGCAATGACTATCTTTGCAGAGTATTCACCAGAGACAAGACTCGACTACGTTACACGTTACTACAATGCCATTTCCAGACATAAAATCAACATCCCAACCCCAATCATGGGAGGTGTTAGAACGCCTATTCGGCAGTTTGCGTCTTGCGTTTTGGTTGATATTGACGACACCTTGGATAGTATTTTTACTTCTGATATGGCCATTGGCCGTTATGTCGCTCAGAGGGCTGGGATCGGTATCAACGCAGGCCGCATCCGTGGGATCAACAGTAAAATCAGGGGTGGAGAAGTTCAACACACGGGCGTTGTACCGTTCCTCAAAAAGTTTGAAGCAACTGTCAGATGTTGCACTCAAAATGGCATTAGAGGTGGATCAGCGACTGTCCACTTCCCCATCTGGCACCAAGAAATAGAGGACATCTTAGTCTTAAAGAACAACAAAGGAACGGAGGACAATCGTGTCAGAAAACTTGACTACTCAATCCAAATCTCGAAACTTTTCTATGAAAGGTTTATCGAAGATAAGGAAATCACGCTTTTTTCTCCCCATAGTTGTCCTAACTTGTTTGAGAGTTTTGGGACCCCTGAGTTTGATGAGTTATATTGCCGTTACGAACTGGATGAATCAATCCCCAAGCGAACAGTTGGAGCTCAAGAACTAATTATGAACCTCCTTAAGGAGAGGGCAGAGACAGGTCGTATCTATATCATGAATATTGACCACTGCAATGAACATTCTTCCTTCAAGGATAAGGTAAGTATGAGTAATCTATGTCAAGAGATCACTCTACCTACAGAACCAATTCAACATATCGATGCAATAGACGGTGAGATTGCACTTTGTATTCTATCTGCTATCAATGTAGGTAAGATTGGTAGATTAGAGGAGTTAGAAGACCTCTGTGACCTCTCTGTAAGATCTCTAGAGGAGTTGATTGACTATCAAGATTATCCTGTAAGAGCTGCTGAGATTGCCACATTGGGTCGTAGATCCCTTGGAGTGGGGTTCATTGGTCTGGCACATTATCTTGCTAGATTAGGACATAATTACGACTCACAAGGGGCCTGGGATGCGGTACATAAACTTACCGAGTCATTCCAATATTATCTTTTGAAGTCATCAAATCAGATTGCAAAAGAAAAAGGTCCTTGTGCTGATTTTTCATCTACAAAATACTCTGATGGAATTCTTCCTATTGATACATATAAGAACGACGTAGATGAAATTACAAAAGTAAAATTAAAACATGATTGGGAATCTCTTAGGGCATCTATCTTGGAATACGGACTTAGACACAGCACATTGTCCGCACAGATGCCATCGGAGAGCAGTTCCGTTGTGTCTAATGCAACCAATGGAATCGAACCACCAAGAGATTATCTGTCCATTAAGAAGTCAAAGAAAGGGCCTCTTAAACAAGTGGTTCCGTCTTATGGACATTTGAAAAATAACTACACTCTCCTATGGGAGATGCAGGGTAATGATGGATACATCAAGGTAGTTGCAGTAATGCAGAAGTTCTTTGATCAGGCCATCAGTGGAAACTGGAGTTATAATCCAACTCAGTATCCAGATAATGAAGTGCCTATTACTGTTATGGCACAGGATTTTCTTGCCACATACAAATATGGTTGGAAAACCTCATACTATCAAAATACTTATGATATGAAGAGTGATGAAGTTGATGATGTAGAAGAAGTGAAACCACAACTAGAAAAACTATTCACAGAACTATCAGAGGAGCAAGAGTGTGACAGCTGCACCATCTAAAAAAGTAGAAAGAATGACTGTTTTTAATAAACAGCCAGTAAACACAAAGACACAACCTATGTTTTTTGGAGCACCATTAGGTGTCCAAAGGTATGATGAATACAAGTATCCTGTATTTGATAAACTTACAACTCAAATGCTAGGATACTTTTGGAGACCAGAGGAAGTCTCTCTACAAAAGGATAGAGCAGACTATCAATCTCTAAGACCAGAACAAAAACACATTTTTACATCTAATCTAAAATACCAAATTCTTTTAGATTCTGTACAAGGTCGTGGGCCTGGAATGGCTTTCGCACCATACACAGCACTACCTGAGTTGGAAGGTGCTATGAATGTATGGCAATTCATGGAGATGATACACTCTAGATCCTATACATATATTATCAAGAACGTGTATCCAAATGCAGCAGAGGTCTTTGACACGATTCTAAATGATGACAAGATTTTAAAGAGAGCTAACTCTGTAACAGCAGCATATGATGACTTTATAAATGATGCCCACGAGTGGGATCAAAGCAATCTGTGGAAAGACGGATGGCAAAGTACACAAGCAAAGGACTATTCACTACATGAACTCAAAAGAAAACTCTATCGAGCAATCGCAAATGTCAATATCTTGGAAGGAATTAGGTTCTATGTCTCCTTCGCGTGCTCGTTTGCTTTTGGAGAACTTAAGCTTATGGAAGGATCGGCAAAAATCATTAGCCTTATCTCCAGAGACGAAAACCAACACCTAGTTCTGACACAACAGATACTTAAGAAGTGGAAGGATGGAGATGATCCTGAGATGAAACAGATCGCAGAAGAGGAGAGAAATAATGTAATTGGTATGTTTAAAAATGCAGTTGAAGAGGAGAAAGAATGGGCTGAATACTTATTCAGTGGTGGTTCTATGATAGGTCTGAATGATAAACTACTCAATCAATATGTTGAGTGGATTGCAAACAAGAGAATGAAAGCTCTTGGATTTGATCCTATCTACGATCAACCATTGAAGAACAATCCATTACCTTGGACACAACATTGGATATCCTCTAAAGGTTTACAAGTTGCACCACAGGAAACAGAGGTTGAATCTTATGTTGTTGGTGGTATAAAACAAGATATGAAGAAGAACGCCTTTAGCGGTTTTAAACTCTGATATATAGTAGGATACACTGTATTTTACTATGGCAGAACCAAAAACTCCTCCCAAAGAGGATAAACCAAAGGGTTTAATTGGTAAATTAAAAGAAGCAGCTGAAGACAAAGAAGAACAGATGATGATCCTGAGTACATTTGTACGGCTAGGCATCTTAGTTTGGAGTGGTGCGATACTAACTCTCGCATACGTTGAATTGCCACCAGCTCTTAAAATACCAAAACAAGATCTTGATCCAACTTTCATAGCATCTGTCTTTACTGGCGTGCTAGCAACTTTCGGCGTTC